CAGAGGCTTTGTATCTGGTAGACATTAGGTAATAGCCTCGTAGGATGCAGTCAGCTCAATCGCCGATGCTGTGCCAACAGTAACCACAATAGACTGTGCTTCGCCAAGATAAAACGCCGTGCTCTTGTCAACAACAACAATTGAAGCATTGACTGGAACAGGCACTTGATACACGAGACGGTAATTTGTTCCCGCACCAGCCGCAGCACTATTTATGGCTACGGTTACCGTTGCAATCGAGCCAGTTACGTTTGCCGCAACAATGTTGTTGATTTTGTTGACCGTATTGGTAGCAGGAGTCAAGGCAGTCCAAGTCGTAGCTGCTGTCGTGCTTGGGATTAAATAGCTCGTGTTACCGTAAATTGAGGATACGTTAACGATATTTGGGTTTGCCATAATTAATATCCAAAAACAATCGACATAACAATTGCCCGATTAAAAGGCACTGCTCTTGCGGCTGGGTAAGTAACAAACACGTTTTTCGTGCCTGCGGAAAAAGTAACCAGCGATCCTGAGTTACTGGAAGAAAGTACGGTAGTTCTGGATAGTGTTGTACCAGCCGCCGTGTATGTCCCAATTCCAACTTCCCACTCAGAACCGCTTTGGCCTGCAATGGTGTAGTAGGTAGAGTTGCCGTCACCAACGGCTGCAAAGGTCTGGTAGCCCGTCACGGCTCCAGCAAGCGTAACGGTGCCCGTACCAGTCGTGGTGGTAGTCTCTTGAACCCGATCAGCAAGAACCAGCGCCATTTACGCCCCTATGTTGAGTTGTCAATCAAAACCCAGCCGGTAGTTTGGCTATCTTCAATTGTAGACCAGCCGGGAGATTGTGTGCTACTAATTACGGCCCAGCTTGAAGTCTGAGCATTGTTGATCGCAGCCCATGCCGCCGTCTGAGCGTCAGAGATATTTTGCCAATTTGCGGTTTGGCTGTCATCTATTAAGGCCCAGTAAACCGGAATAATCGTGCCAACAAAACCATTTGCCTGTACTCCAGACAGCGCAGCTACCCTCGCACCTGTGTCAACAGTACCAACACTGGCCGCAGCGCTGACCCCGTTAAGGTCGAATGACTTTTCGCCTGTAGTATTGCCAACAGCCCCTGATGCAGAAACTCCAGTAAGAGCAATAGTCAGATTAGGCGTAACGGGGCTTACATCGCCTTGAGCAGAAACGCCTAGTCCTGATTCGTTTTCACTGGGGGAAACTGTGCCAATATTGCCTGCGGCACTAACCCCGGTAATGCTGTAAGCGTACCCTTGTGTAACATCCCCAACGGCTCCTTGTGCAGAAACGCCAGTAATGGCAACCGCTGTGTTTGAACTGACTGTCCCAGCTTCTCCGAAAGCAACCACACCAGACAGGGTAAAGAACCGTTCTGTAGGAACAATAGTTCCAACCCCACCAGTTGCGTTGTTTCCAGTTAAAGTAAATGCGCGTTCTGCAACCGATACAAAACCAGTATTACCAAAAGCCTCAACGCCAGCTATGCCAACTGTAGTATCAGAAATTACTGTTCCCGTATTACCACTAGAGGAAACACCAGTTATTGCAACAAAGCGTTCGCCTACAGAAACACTGTCAACAGTACCAATTGCCGTTGCGGAGCTTAAAATTATTGGGGTTGCAAATACAACGTCCCCAACGGCCCCAGAGGCTTCTACGCCGCTAAGTGCAATAACCAATCCTGCTTGCGCAGTGCCAACTAAAGCATCTGCGTGGACTTCTTGGATTTCAGGGTTGTTTTCTTCGGAGACACCGCCAACAGTTGGTTGACACTCTACCCCTACTAGCGCAATACTTGCCGACTGAGTTGCTGAGCCAACTGTGCCAAAAGCTACAACACCTGTAAGCGCAGTTGTTTTACTTGTTGTGACCGCACCGGTTAACCCAGAAGCTACTACTCCTGTAATGGCAACCGACTGGCTTGAAATTACTGTGCCTGCAAGACCAGAAGCCACTACCCCTGATATAGGGATAGCGGTGGAGGTCAAAACCGTGCCTGTGCTGCCTGTAGCAAAAACACCAGTGAGCGCAATGCTACGCGCACCAACAGCTACAGTTCCTGTGTTACCTGTAGCAGAATTCCCAGTAAGTGCTTTGGAAAACGAAGGCGTAACAGAGCCGACGCTACCGGAAGCAGATACCCCAGTAAGGGCGACGTTTATGTCTGGCTGACCACCCCAGACACTGAATCCCCAAGTGGAATAACCCCATGTACCGGAGGCAGGCGTTGCCGTAGTTCCGCCGGTAGCACCAAAAGGCGCTCCGGCAAAGGGGGTTATACCAAACATGGTTTACGGCATATGCCGCCTCCGCTTAGGTTGTTGCTAAACGAATCAACGCCGTAGTCGTGGTATTAGAAGGCATGGTCAACGTAAAGGTTCCAGCCGTAATAGTCTGCGAACCAAACGTGTGAACACTAACAGCCTTATTGCTCTGGGTAGAGTTGTAGACCAACACCGTGTCAAACGCAGTTGTCAACGTAACTGTCGTGTAAACAAACGATGCAGAAGGAGTCCAATACCCTACGCCAGCCGTGGTAGACGAGTTAGTAGATGCAGGCGGAGTTGCATTAGTCACTGTAACGCCTCCAGCCGTGTACCCCGTACCCGTAACTTCACCGGTTGTTGAGTATGCAGTAGTACTGGCATTCAGGGTAGCTGAAGCTAAGTACAGTGCTGCTTTAAATGTGTCGGCAGTACTTGCTGCACGGATGGGGGAAGTGCCAAAATTATGTGTAGCAGTCATCAGTTCGCCAAGGAACGATGTACACATTGATTGGGTATTACTCACTTAAACTCTCCTTAAGGTAAGAGATTGCATTCAAAAGAAATTTTTGGTTGTCCAAAAACAAGCCTAAGCCCGTATTACACCGCATACAAAGAAGGCCACGCACTTTACCTGTATTGTGGCAGTGATCTATAAAAAACATTTTAGTTCTTCCGCCCGGTTTTTTAGCTGCACAAACTGCACATTTACCATTTTGTTTGGCTAGCATGGAATTATATTGTTCTATGGTAATCCCATACGTCATTTTTAACTTGCTTTTGCGTTCTATCTCAAGAACTCGATCTTTGTTCTTTGCTCTGTACTCTTTGTTATAAGCCACGCGACAAGAAGTACACTGTGAAACAGGTTTTCCCGGACGATGTGTTTTACGCATAGGGAATTCTGACAAGGCTTTTTCTGCCTTGCAAACAGTACACATATGCGTTGTTTTCATTTAAACGTTAAAAAGAAGCAGCTACGCCACCCGCAAAGGTTGGCATTTTTTTCAATATAACATGCGCTGATCGGTGAACCAACTCGCCGTCCAGCCAGTACTCAACCCACGTTGTCAGTTCATTGTCATTATCGACTGTACCTTCCCGCTTTTCAAGCTGGGAATCGTCCATATCGCCTTTGGTGGTAGTAACAATCAATTTGAACTCCTAATAAGCGCTGTTGTTGAAGTATTTGCTGGCATGGTAATTGTAAAGGTAGCAGTCGAAGTTTTGTTAGATCCAAAATCCAAAATAGCAATCGACTTGTTTCCTTTAGATACGTTGTAAATTAACGCACACCTAGCAGTCAAAGCAGAAGTCCAGGATACATTGTCCCAATTAACGTAGGCTACAGACCCTGATGAACTAATCTGAACGCCGGTCATAACTTGACCACCAGCCGTATAACCGGAAGCCACCACCTCATTAGAGGAACTATAAACCGTTGTATCTTGGTTTAAGTTTGCATTTCCAGTGTACAAAGCAATCTTGACGGTATCTGTAGACAAGTCATGAATAGCTTGATACAACTCCTTTTTGAAGCTAGTGGTTTGGGTTTGTACTATAGACATTAGTTAACCTCAACCCTAAGCTGACCACTGCGATAAGCGTCTTGACGTTCCATACCATCACCCAGGCGTTTAGCAAGAGCTAATGCTTCAGCATACTTTTTGTTGTAAGTAGCAAGCAAATCTGGCTCGCCCTTCATAAAGTTATATGCTTCTACCAAAGAACCATATAACAAAACCGTGTCAAAGTTATCACCAAGCCAAGTTTGTCCACTAGCCGCAGTGGTAATAGATTCTGGATAGTAGTAATAATGCAGTTCTGCTGAATAAGCAGCATCCGGCGTTGGTCCAAGGATAAAGCTCAGTTCATTGGAGATTGTGGCTCCAGATACAGTTGGACCAAACAAAGCATAGTACTTTGGCGTTCCGGTACTTGTTGGGCCAGGATAAGCTTCTCGCATGAAGTTCACATCTTTATTTAAAAGATATGTGTAATCACCACCACCGTATGGGAATACAGCCAGAGAATAAGGGGCTAAGAAATCATCCGGGCAAGACAGGTACTTATTGTTGGCAGTAATAGTCCCAGTTACATTTTTGCGCAACGATGGAAACTGCACCGAGTTGTATATACGCTGCTCGGCCTGCTCAATGAAGC